ATAGCGCGGCCCATCGCATTCGCCTTCATCTTGCCCGTCGTGCCATAGAGGTTGTCCTCGATAGCTTCTTCGGTGATGGCGAAAGCCATGGCAACGGTTTCGTGGGTGTAGCGGCTCGTCCAAGCTTCAGAGGCGGTGTCGAAGAACACCTGATCGCCTTCGCTCTTGGTCGGGGCCGTACCAAAGCCCGTCATCAGCACTTCTTCTTCGAACGAACGATCCGAACGCTCAACGTCGAACAGCGGAGTGTGTTCGTTGTCGATGCTCTTATAAGCCGTACCGAAGATAGCGTTGAGGCCGGGAACAAGCTGCTTCGCAAATTGTGCGCGAGTCAAAATAGTCATTGTCTATGTCCCCCTATTATGCCGCAGAGACCTGCTGGAGGATCGGACCATTCAGCTTGACGACCACGACCGGGTACGGATCGCCCCAGTTGTTGTCGACAATGTTGGCCAGACCCACAAGCTTCAGCGCGGTGCCGACAGCGGAGGTACGGGTGGACGCATCCAGCGCATACTGGGACGTACCGTACACCGAGTTGACATCGCCGCTCGCCGCAGTCACATCAAAGTTCAGGCCGAGGTCGCCCGCCGTAACGGAAGCGTCAGCCTGCATGATGAACAGGGCGTTGGGATTGTCCACGACGTAGGCGGTCGGGCGGTCGGAACCGTCGTACAGGCCAGCCGAAGACGTATCTGCGGGGATCGAGTTCTTGAGTTGAGGCTGCTTCGTGGTCGGATCGATCCACGCAAAACCGACAGCCGCACCCAACAGGGGGCCACCGCCAGTACCAGCCGACGTGATTACGCCACCCGACAGCTTGACCGGAGAACCCTTGCCGAGGTCCGGGCAGTTAGCGCCGTTGGGAAGCGGATAAGCGCGGACTTCGTTGCCGTGCGTGCCAAGGGCAGCTACAGCGCGAAGACCGAACGGGGCAAAAGATTGTGCCACCTTCTATCCTCCTTATGTGTTATCCGAATGAGGGCCTACGCCCCCTGGAATATCGTTTGGAACCTTCGTTAGCGAATTGCAACTTACGGCCACCGTCTTCGTAGCTAATCGTCTTGAGGTCGTAAGCCTGCTCCGCTTGAATGGCCCGATCTTCTGACCACTTTTGGATGGCTTCCGCACGGCGACGAGGTAGCTTGCCAAGGACGAGGTCCCCGTTGATGGCTGCACCGGCCAACGCAGAAATTTTGCTTTCGAGTCCGGGGAAAACGTAACCTTGAGGAACTTCCTCGATAGGGACGAATGCCCACCCTTCCCGCAGGCGCGCAGAGACGTTGTTAAAGTCTTCTTCGTTACCAGCCCGGAACCTGATCCAACGATACACAAAAGCGTCTTGGTCAGGCATTGGGGGGATTTCTAGCGCGTTAGGAGGATTATACTCCATATCGAGAGGATTTTCAAGTGGTTCGTCGACGGCGTTATCGGGAACCGCGAACATTTTGTTTTTCATTACAGAATCTCCGTATACTGGCTGGTGGTCTGCTGGGCACGTTCGGTCTTGGCTTTCTCGCGGGCGTATTGCTCGATGCTAATGCCAAGATGATTGGCCATGTCCCGGTCGGCTTGCGTAATAGAGCCGCGGATTTTGCCGGGCGCCGGGGAGGGGGCAGACCTGTTTTGGATGGTAGGATTGTTGGAAGAGGGGCGGGCTGCTGGAGCTTTGCCGCCAAACTTCTGTGGGAACTCCCGCTTCAGGCGACTGTCGAGTTCATCGAAGTAGTCTGGGTCGTCGGGGGTATAGCCGTCCGCAACCATTTGCTGGTCAAGTACGCGGGCGCTGGCGGTGAGGACAGCATCCTTGTTGAACCAATCTTTGTTGCGTTGGTACCACTCCATGGCAGCGGGAGAGGGTTGCTTTTTAGGGGGCGCCTGCCGTGTCTGCTGGGTCGGCTGCTGCGCTGCCTGGCCAGTAGGCGCCCTGTGAGTAGGGATCGACCGCCTTTCCTTTTCAGCCTGAGCTTTGGTGGCTGCAAGGGTAGCGATCTGTTGTTGGATTTCAAAAATCTTGTCTCGGTCGCCCGCATCATAGGCAGCATCGAAGTCGCGTCGCAGTGCATACATTGACGAATCGAGTTGCTTGATGTATAGATCGAAGCCGATGGACGCACCTTCATTAGCTTCGGCTTCCGCCTTGCGGGCACGGGCCTCGACGACAGCCAACTTGGCCTGCGCTTCCCGAAGCTGTTCGGCGTATAGGTCACGTTGGTTCTTGAGGCGCTGGCTGCGCGTTAACTTCTTGCGTTCTGAGGCAGGTTCCGATGAAGCTTCGTCTTCTTCGTGATCGGTCTCTTCAGCGCGTGCTGGAGAAGGCGCGGGTTCTGGATCGGCAACAGGAGCTTCTGGTGCTGGAGACTCTTCCACGATTTCAATGTCGGAGTCTTCTGCGGAAGCTGCTTTTGCGCCGGGATTGTCAAGATCAATTTCTTGATAGCCGGATTCGGACATAGGTTATTCCTTAAAGTTAGCGTCGAGGTATTCGGGTTGTTCGACGACGAGTTCGATGTTGGACGGCTTGATGAGGAGGAGCTTGACGCCCTTCCACCAAATCTTCTGGCCCGCCAGCTTGGCGTAGACGATGTAATCACCGGGCTTGACCCACGGGCCTTTTCGGTATATGTCTTCGTCCATGAACGCCAGTTCGCCCAAAGCCAGGACGCGCCCCACCGTATTGAGGTATTCGCGGTCCTCTCGGAATGTGTCTGGAAGCAGGATACCGCCCGTGGTCTTGCGCCGAATTGGCACAGGCCGGACAAGAATCCCTACGCCAGGAATCCTAGGCAATGGGTTGGGATCAGGAATGTCGTCCTGCGAAACCCACTGGTCGTTAGTTAGCGCCCCGTCAAGAGGCGTACGGGTGGTAATCATTAGTTCCTTTCCTCGGATGGTTTGGATTCTACGAGATCGTAGAGGAGTTGCACGGCCATGTTCAGACCGGCAATAGTGCCGCAAGCCCTTGCATATTCTTCGAAGGACTTGGCGGAACCTCGTGCGAGGGCGTCTTTTTCGCGCTCAACTCGCTTGTTGACTTCAGCTACATACTCTGATAGTAGTCTCATACAGGCGGATTGTTTGCCCTCTCGGCAAGTTGTTTGGCTTGAATATCCGCTAATTTAGCGGAGTTGTCAAGTATTTTGCCAGAAGCTGCGATTTGGTTTTGCTTCTGCTTCTGTTGGGCGTCGAGCAGCATGCCCGTTTCCTTTAAGTCTAGTTCGCGGTTCTTGAGGGCGATCTTGGCTGCTTCACGTGTGTCCTGAGATTGGATGCGCTGCCCGGCCATTTCGAGTTCAGCGGCCTGTAGCTGGACCATCTGCTGCTCGATGTTGGCCTGCTGCTGCTGCGGATTGCTGGCAGCGGAAATCTGCACAAGCTGGGTGGCGATCTGGCCCTGGACGTTCTCGTCTTGGATCGGCATGCCCATCTGCTGCGCCAACTGCATAGCCTGCGCTATGAACATCAGGACCTTGTGTTCGGCGATGTTAGCGGATAGGAGTTGCTGGCCGACCGCGATGGTGGGGTCGTTGGTGCCCTGCATCTGAGGCGCTTGCAGGAAGGCCGTCTTGACTGCGATGTGGGCAGCGTGGTTTTGGCCTAGCTGGGCTTTGATGGGCTTGCCCGACATAGCCGCTTGGACTTCGGTAAGGGGATCGGCGCTGATGGCCTTGGCTTCCGGGTCGATCAGGATTTTGTCCACGTTCTCGGTGCCCATCGCAAAATAGAAACGCCGCAACACTTCGCGCATGTCGTGCAACTGGGGGAATTGCTGGGCCGTCGACAGTTCGATTTGAGCCTTGGCTACACGTTGGGATTCGGTGAGGGCATTGGGGTCAGACGCGGGAATGACGTCCACTGCCATCGGATCGAAGTCTTCTCGGCGCACATATTCGTTGTCAGAGCCGACCACAAAGTTGACAAGCTCGGGCAGGTTCTCGTAATTGAGTTCACCGATTTGCTTGAGGAACTCGCCTTGCGAGTGGTGGAGGCGCTTATGGATGGACGAATAGAAGCGTTGGGAGGCTTCGAGGAGAGCGAGGGTGGTGCCGACCGGGCCGTAGTTGGTGGCGTTGGAAGCGACCTCGTCGGTGGCGTCGGCGAACTTCTGGCCGGAGTCCACCATGTACTTCATCAAGTTGAAGAGGGTAGCGGACGGTTCCTTGGCGGGCAGCGGGAAGAACGCCTTGCTGAGTTCTTCGGGAGACAGGTTGACGTCGCGCCATTCGCCAAAGCCGAGCGGGGTGTCGGTCTCAGAGAACTTGGCGTCTTGGGATTTGAAGCCCGCCTGCCAGTTGGCGTATTGGCCCGCATCGACGAGCGCGCGGAGGGCTGCGGTGGTGGAAGCTGCCAGATCACCGATGAGGTGGACGTACCCGAGGGCATAGAAGCCGAACGCCGGAATGAACTGGTCGACGGTGTACCACTGGCGCTTTTGGCGGGCCGGATCAGCTTCACGCCAGTTGCGCTTGATGGAGTAGACGCTGCCTGTCTTGGAGTTGAAGTGAACGATGTAGGGCGCGTAGCCGCCGTCGGGCAGGAGGGGGTCGTCGCCGTTCAGATCGAGGTAGCAGTGGGATTCGCCGACCGAATAGCCCTTGCGCTCGAGGGACATGTCGAAGCCCTGCGCTTTGGCGATGGCGTCGGTGATCTCGTTGGTGTCGAGGGTTTCTTCTTCGTCGTTCTCGGCAGCGGGCAGGAAGGTGCCGGAGGCTACGAGGTTGTCCATCTTGCGAACGGACAGTTCCATGATCTCGATGTACTCTTCGGCGTCGCGGAGGTGGGCGCTGGCCGGATCAGTGTAGAAGTTCTCGACATAGACGATGGTGGGATCGGGCACATCGGTTACGCCATTCCAGCCCACTTTGCGGATGCCCACGCCCATGAAGCCCACGCGGAACAGGTTCCGTTCGAGGTCATTGTAGAAGCCGGGGATTTGCTCGGTGAGTTGGTAGTTCATGTAGG